TTACCCTCTATTGTCAAAAGGGTTCAATTCAACAGCAGCCTCTAAATGACCTGGAGCAAAATGCGCATAACGCATAGTCATTTTTATATCGCTATGCCCCAGTATTTTTTGCAACACAAGAATATTTCCGCCCCGCATCATAAAATGACTGGCAAACGTGTGACGTAGCACATGAGTTAATTGCCCATCAGGAAGCTCGATCTTCGCTCTCTTAATTGCAGCGTCAAAAGCCTCATAACATGGTGAAAATAGCGCTCCTCGTTTTTTGGGAAGCATAGCCTGCAATTGAGGTGAAATCGGTACAGTGCGGTTCTTCTTTCCTTTAGTTTTAACAAATGTGATTCGACCGGGCAGTACTTGAGATTGCTTTAATCCTTCTGCTTCACTCCACCGAGCACCAGTCGCAAGCCCAATACGGACAACAACCCCCAAATCTTTATTCCGTGACTCATCACACGCAATCAGAAGGCGTTCAATCTCATCTACATACAGAAACGCCAGTTCCTTTTCTTCCTCACGAAACTTGCGAATACCAGTCAGGGGGTTTTCACCAGACCACTCCCCAAGGCGCTTCAGTTCGGCAAAAACAGCATGTAGATATGACTGCTCGCGATTAACGGTTGCTTCACTAAGTTTTTTCTTCCCCTTGGGATTCCATTCTCCTGATAGCCTTCTTTCCCGATAAGTGGCAAACATATTTTTGTCAAACTGAGAAGCAAATGGATCTCCCAGCCTGGAACAAATCGCCTCAAGTTTGACTTTGCGCTCTGCACCAGAGGACAAGGTTTTACCGTACATCTCAAACCAACGAGCAATCAACTCAGAAAGACGAGGACCAGAACCATCTTGAAACTCGTCTCCAACTCTACTATTCATTAAACGGCGCTCATAAGAGAGCGCCTCACTTTTTGTCGCAAACTGTTTACGAATGCGTTTTCCCGATGCCCCGTAGGGATAACATTCGCAAAGCCATTTACCTGATGGAATCTTACGAACCGACATTTTAGTTACTTATCACATAAATCAAATGCAGCCTTAGTGACATCCCCCAGACTCTTTTTTAACCCTGGGGCGGCATCATTATCTAGCCAAAATGGATTATTGTTATCTAACGGTAACGCACCAAATGTTTTACCTTTTATTCGAGCCAAACCTGTAAGTGCATATAACTTATTATCGTCAAAATTCATCACATAAGGATTACCATCAAGACACTGTAATTGAACCTCATCAGAATTAAATGGCCATACCCCATTGAAACTCTCACGTTCAATAGTTTTAAAAGGCATTGCGACGGCGGAAAAAGAAAACATAGATAAAAAAGTAACTAATAGTTGAACCTTTTTTACTTTCATATCATTACCTCAATTTAGCTCAAGTAAGATTACAAATTAAAAAACGCCCTAGAAATGACACCGCCTACCAAAACCCCTACGCAGATAAAGAATATTATTTCTTTTGGATAAAGTCGGATTAATTCTGAAGCACGAAGTCGGACTTCTGGTAAGGTCGAACTCTCTGTGTGGCTTGATGCCGATTGTTGCTCTAACCACGACAATGCAGACTGTAACTGAGAACGAGTAAGATCGTTTAAACGTCCTGTACCGAAATTGATATGGCAATACCGCAGAAGTTTTTGTCGAAGTCCACAGTCTTCACTGTTACGTAGTAATAAACTTACAAGAGCCTTACAGGCATCATGATCTTTACATCGCTCAAGCATTGCATGCAGAAAACTCTCCGCTGTTTTATATTGATTTACTGTCATATCATCAATACCAGCTACACCAATCTCCGCATGTACTTTTTGCCAAATAATAAACGCTTCAGTATTGCTAGCTTCTGCAATAGCAGCAACCAAGCTATTTAGCTCCTTACGCTGAGCCTTAAGCAAAGGGCGATCGTCATCATCATTATTCGAAGGGATTGCGATATTGACAGTATGAGAACCATCATATCGCTCTATCTGAATATTCTTTTCGTGAAAATCACGCCCAGCAACGCGATTGTTTGAACCGTTTGAGTTGACGGCCATGTCACCTCCCTACTATCACCTACCCTTAGTTTCGTTATAGTCACGACCAGCGATACGGTTATTACCACCAGAAATATTTAACTCACGTCCTGATGGCTGAGTTTCCTTTTCACTGATCGCACCTTTTAAAGCCCCAATCACCGCGTTTTTCACATCTAACGAAGCTGCTCGAAAGCGAGTAATCAACTCCTGCTCATCATCGTTATAAGTTTCAGGTGAGTGAATTCCCAACACAACATACTGAACATCAAGGCCAAAACGAGACAGCGCTGCCAAATACGCAGCATCAGGAAAGCTATCTCCTTTCTCATATCTAAGCTGAGTTAGCTTTTTGACTCCACCAATGTCGCTCATGGCAACTTGACTAAGTCCCAATCTTTCCCTTTCCTCACGCAACCGCTGACCAATATCATTTTTCATACAAAAACCTTGACAGGTATCTTTTTTGATACCAAAATGATTTCACGAGCTATTAGATGATCACAATATACCACTATGAAACAAGTTCTTCACGATACCAGATCACGCATTCCGCGTAACACCGCCACAGGTCCAAGACTGGCACTTCGGCTGTCCCTCGAGGAGCGAGCCGTCATTGATGAAATGGCAGCTAAAGAACAACGCTCATCCTCTAACATGGCGCGCATGATCTTCCTTCGCGGCCTAGAGCTAACCCAGAAAGAACAAAACAAATCTTCCTGATCAGGAGGCTAGTGGGATGTCAGGTATAACCATCAATATCAATGTGAATGCCCCCTATGTATCCCTGCAGAAATATGCAGAGATAACAGGTATCCCTCTTAATACGTGCAAAAAGATGTTGGCTGACGGTCGAATTATTATCCGCCCCAAACGCGCCAAAATGGAAAAGCCTGAAGTAAACCTTGTGGCGATGTTAAAAGACGCTTTGGCTAACAGCTAAAACAATGAACAGAGCACCATCATGAAAAAAAACGCTAATAATCCATACTCCAAATTTCGTAATGGCGTAGAACGCCATGTACACCACGTCGCTACCAGTGCATCACGTAGTAACAGTCGCTATAACCTGAACGAGACGCACGCAACACCGGATGGCCACGCTGTAAAACAAATCGGCGAGCATGCCTGGCTGATTGAGAAAGCTGGAATCGTGGTCCACAAATGCCCACGCAATCCGTTTACCGGAAACCGCATTTTTGCATTGAACTACGGCGACAATCACTTCGGGCAGGATTTCACATTATACGAAGCACTTCGCACGGTTGATCGTCTGCTTCGCGGGCAAAGTTTTATTAAACAGGCTGATTTATAACAGGTGCTTTATGACCAAAGAGCATGCACAAGGTGTATTTATCCGTTTTATTGATTTTCGCGGTGAACTGTTATTACGCGCATCAGCTATTGATGGAGTCGTCCCATCAGAAAAAAATGCAGCTACTTACGTTTATCTGAACGGCACGCGCCTGACCGTAGAACTTCCGTACCAGACTGTACACGAAATCATTAGCGAAGCTGAAAAGGCACGTCAGGTTAATGGCGATAAACCCTATATCGAAATTATCTGCATGGATTCAGAAGCTGAAATTCAGAAAGCAGATTAAAGGGTGTTGCAATGGACAAAGAATATAAAACACTCATCAACAAAGCACTTGAGCGTTTTTATTTTCGCTTAAGCGCATCAGGCGTTCATGCTGAACGTGCAGCCCGTGACTCATTGACCAGGGCAATCCGGAGTCTGTATGACGTGGCTTTTTACGCTGATGATCTGGATGCACTTAACGAACTTTCCGAGCTGATCTGTGCCGCAGAATGCGGAGAACATATTGAACCGTATAAGCTGGGGAATATCGCATGAGTATATTTATCTCATGGCTTGTTCTGATTATTTCGGTGGCCTGCGCCATTGGGATTATGCGAATTATTAATTCAGTGAAAAAGATCGAGCGTTTTTTCTCTGATGAATAACGATACAAATAAAACATCAAATTAAATAAGAAAACGTGAAAACCATCCGTATTAACGGAGGTATTCGCACACGCAAATAACGGAGATACAAAAATGCACGCAAAAGAAGAAGGTATCATCAGAGCACTGAAAGAAATTTCAAAGATGGAAAGCGAAGTAGCGAAAAAAGCCGTGGCCAATGCTCACATGGACGTCGCAACCCACACAATGATAGTCGCAAAAGTCACGGCAGAGGCTGCCAAAATCATCGAAGAACAGGGTGTGGAACTTGCGCTTCTCAAAACTAAACCAGTCACCGGACTGGATTTATCTGACACCGGACGCCTTATTTACACTATTGGCTCGGAGCCACAGCGATACACCATTATCGCCGGATTACAGAACAAATACCTGATCACTCCTCACCCCATAAGGGAATCAGCGCTTCTGACAAATCTCCGCCTGATAGAGCGCTCTCAAGTTGCATTCATTGATGACGCCCGACACACCGTATTTAACGCATAGGGTTACTGGACAAAGGGGGTGCAATGGCAATTAAGCATTTTCCCGTCGTTCGCTTTACCTCCAGAGGGCGCGAATACGAGGTCGACGAACGCCTGATTACCACTATCGACAAACATCGTTCGGAAAAGGATGCACACCACATCTACCTCACTGACGGTACTTACTTCTGCGCCACCAACGTGGCGCGGGTGAATCTTATCCGACAGGTACAGGAGCCACGCAGATGACCATTCTGGACTACATCGCTACTCATCCGGGTTGTAGCGGCGGAGAGATCGCCGCAGCACTGAATACTCCAACCACAGCCATTAATGCTGAGTTACGCCAACTTTGGCGCGGCGGCTTAGTCATCAGAACAAACCGCAGCACAGGTGGTCGCGCTCGCAAAACTGGAGGCCAGGCTTCTTACCACGTAAACCCGATGCCGTTCGGGTGTAGCAATCCACTTACTCACATGTTTAACCAGCTACTGAAGGAAGCCAGAACATGAGCACCATCAACCACCAGAAGCTACGCGAACTGGCATTTGCCCTGCAACGAATGGCAACGCCTCAAAAATTACTGGCATTTCGCGCAATGCTCTCGCCGTCTGCTGTGCTGGCACTGCTGGATGAGCTGGAGCACGCCAGAACCACGGCTCCTGCCATTCGCCTGACACTCCATCATGAAATCGCTGATTTCTGCGCGACGTTGGAGGCACCAGGCGAACCGGAAACGCCGGAAGCAATACAGCAAGAGCTGCTGCAACGCATTGACAAGGTTTTTGATTTTTTTCTGAACCAGTAAGAAACCAGAACATGCACACACAAAAAAACCGCTTGCCATGCCGCAATCAGTCAGGTTACATTTCCGCTGCACCTCATAAAACGGGTGCCGGGATTCTCAACCCGATACAGAGCAAAGCGCATAACCGCGCCAGCGGTTTTTTTGTGCGTACTGTATTGCCACGTCTTTTTCGCGTCAGAATTATGGCGGGGCGTACGGGGCCGACTTCGGTCGGGCCGGATTCTTTGCTCTCCGGTGTTGAGAACCCTGTACGTCTCGCCACCCCGAGATTCTCAACTCTGGATGGTGAGCTATTTCTATCACCGAGCAAAGAGGCCACACCATGGCAAACCGCAAACAACAGCGCGCATACGCTGCGCGTCGTCACATCCAGACTGAAATCAACCGTAGACTTTTCCGCGCATCACGCGTCGCGCAAATCATGCACATCAATATGCTGCATGAGCGCAGCCACGCGCTATCGAACATCTATTCCGCCTCTGTTTTCAGCTATCTGGCGGATGATCTGCGCGAGCTGCAACAACTCTTCCAGTAGCAAAACAAACTCCATTAATTCCTGTTCCGGGCCTTTCCTGCACCTTGCGGCGGGAGGCCTTCGCACATCTGTAGTAAAGAGAATTGCAGCATGATTGACGCTCATGACTTCACAAGATGGGTGCGCACACAGGACACCCGTCTGGCTCCCGTTCTTCAGGGATTATTTGATCTCTACATCCGTGGTCGTGACAACAGAGCACGCACCACAAAACCAGAGAATGCAGACACCCTTTATTTCACAGTAGACGACTGCTACCGCGTGGACTTCACACCACACGGGCTGGCGTTGCACTGCCTGACACCACACGGAGAATCACTGCTGGCGTATTACGACTCCCCGGCCTCCGTATTTGCGGCAATGCTGGCGCATCGCACTGCTGGCGGGTGTGCCTCGCTGAGTGAATACACCGCTGAATTTAACCGCCTTTCTGCCCTCTTCTCGCAGGAGTGGCAGCGCGTGACGGGATACCAGCCATGAGTGAGTTTGCATGGAGCTGGAATGAACCACGGCCAGCCATTGATCCGGCCAGATTTACGGAGCACAGGCAGGAAACTGAAACCGACCTGCAACGCGCCATCCGTTACTACCTTGAGGCGGACAAAAAAGGCCCGGGAAGAACAGGAAGCGAAGGAGGAAGCCTTTTTCGCACAATCCGCCATGGGTAAAAAACTCATGGCATCCCTTGAGGAAGCCGGACAGCGTGAAAAGCTGGCACAGAGCATCATCAGTAAGCGCCGGGCAACAGAACAAGACCCGGTGGCCCGTGCCTTTGCCACACTGAAGGCGCTCCCGTTATCTGCGAGAACCTCTGAGCCGCCACCTCTCTTTCCTGCGCAAGAAGCAGGAAGCCGATCGTCAGAAAGGCAAAAAGAGCTGGCAGGCGGAACGCTATGCACGCGGAACCCTGCGCAAAATATTCGAACGTCTGGACCGCACCGACAGCCGCTGGCTGACACCGGGTTATCGCTCCCTTGCCGGACGCGAACGCCTGGACGATTTGCTTTACCTGCCGCAGCTCAACAAACACCAGATACAGACGCTGGCCACCATGACGGCGGCGATGTTCAGCAGCACCTTCGAAAACTCTGCGATGGCTTTGGCGCGACTGATGGCGAACTGACCATGGATGTAACGCTGAAGGCGTATCAGATGCTGGCCCGCATGGCGTTACACCTGCACGCCATGCCTCCACATTATGACGCACTGACAACAGACAAAGACCGGAGGAACGAACCGGACACGGAGCTGCTGCCGGGCGCAATCCTTCGCCTGACCTGTGCGGAATGGTGGAAACGCAAACTGTGGCTGTTACGTTGCGAGTGGAGAGAAGAACAACTCCGCGCCGCCTGTCTGGTTTCCAGAAAAACATCACCCTATCTGAGCCAGGACGCGTTAAGCGAGTTTCGCGCACAGCGCGAGAAAACACGCGATTTCCTGAAAAGTTTTATGCTGGAAAACGAAGACGGGTTCACGATTGATCTCGAAACAGTGTATTACGCGGGAGTAAGTAACCCGGTTCACCGTAAGGCAGAAATGATGGCCACCATGAAGGGGCTGGAACTTCTGGCCGAAGCCCGTGGCGACAAAGCGGTGTTCTGACTGTCACCTGCCCGTCAAAATACCACGCCACAACAGAGAACGGTCATCCGAATCCCAAATGGAACGGGGCCACCATGCGCGACTCCAGCGATTACCTGGTTAACACGTTTTTTGCGGCGGTCCGCAAGAAACTGAACCGCGACGGCCTGCGCTGGTATGGCATCCGCACGGTGGAGCCTCACCATGACGGCACCGTGCACTGGCATATGATGGTCTTTGCTCATCCGGAAGAAATCGACACCATTGTGTCCCACACCCGCGATATTGCCATTCAGGAAGATCGTCACGAGCTGGGTGATGATATTACCCCACGCTTTAAGGCGGAGTACGTCGACGGCTCAAAAGGTACGCCAACAGCTACATCGCCACCTACATCGGAAAGAACCTGGACAGCCGCGCCGTGGATGGCATCGACCCGAAAACGGGCAAGCCACGCGTTGACCACGAAACCGGAAAATCAATGGCCGAGAGCGTGGAACGCGCCATCGGCTGGGCGCGCCTTCACCGTGTCCGCCAGTTCCAGTTCTTTGGTATCCCCTCCCGTCAGGTGTGGCGTGAACTCCGCCGCCTTGCCAGCCAGATGGCACGCAACCCGGAAGGCCCGCAACGGCTGAAGGATGACGCAATGGATGCGGTACTCGCTGCCGCTGATGCCGGATGTTTTGCCACCTACATAGAGAAACAGGGCGGCGTACTTGTTCCACGCAAAGACTACCTGATTCGCACCGCCTACGACCTCGCAGATGAGCTGAACGATTACGGCGAACAGAGTGTACAGATTTACGGGATCTGGTCGCCGCTCATCGGGGAATCCTCCCGTGTGTGCACGCATCCGGATAACTGGAAGCTGGTAAGACGTAAACCGGAAGCGGAAGACAGCGCCCGCGAAAATGGTTTTGACCTTCAGGGCGGCCCTGCCGCCCCTTGGACTCGTGGCAATAACTGTCCCCGTGCACAGGAAACGGACAACAACGGGACAGAACAGCCGGAAGAACGGCCAGCACCGTGGCCGCAGCTTCCTGACGGCATTGAAGTGAACGAATGGATGCGCTCACTGAAACGGCACGAACGCCGGGCGCTGATGCGTTCGCTTCGTGACAAACAGGCAAAAAACAGCAGTGATGAAATGCAGAGCTGGACACAGAGCCGCAAACAGCAGCGGCCTTTGCCTGATAACCACGAATTACTCGCTAGAGAATGGCGGGAGTCTGCTGAATCTCTCGGCCTGCATATCGGTGAACAACAAATGCAGCACCTGTTACGGGGCGGCAGTCTGTACGTTGACGGCAGCATCATTGCACCGCAGGGATTTGAAATTGTACGCAAACCGGATACCCGCCCGGACAGCCGAATCACGCAGCTCTGGCAGCGCCTGAGCCGTAATCACGGTGTAAGCAGCACGGAGATCCGCCATAACCCGGTCGCCAGCTATCTGGCACAGCTGGGGGCATCAGACCCTGAAGCCGCCACACGCCTGGCATCCACACTTCAGCAGGACCAGAACACCATGAAAACACCGTTACCGCGCTTTCTGACATGCTGCGCGCCATCCGCGACGCAGAGCACGCACAGAGAATCAGTGAAACCACTGAACGCGCCCGCCGCAAAGCAGACCTGCTGCGGGGTGGCCTGACCAGTGGAAACAAAAAACAGACAGAAACGGGACTCACGAATCCCGTAAATGAGCAAAAAACGCGCAGCGATATATGAAGCGCGCACAAAACAGGCAAAAACGGGATTTCAGAATCCCGTAAACGATTAATTAATCAACATAAGGAAAAGCGACATGAAAATTTGTATCGACGACGGCTCCACCAACATCAAGCTGGCATGGACTGAGAACGGCGAACGCCGCAACGCCATCAGCCCGAACAGCTTCAAGTCGGAATGGTCTGCGCCGTTCGGTGGTACGCAGCCCGCGAACTACATGCTTGATGGCGTGCGCTATGGTTTTGATCCGGTCAGCGATCGCTTTGTCCAGACGACCGACACGCAATACCAGTACAGCGATGTGAATGTCATTGCCATTCATCACGCGCTGGTCAAATCAGGCATCACGCCACAGGAGGTGGATGTGGTTGTCACCCTGCCACTGAGCGAGTATTTCGACACAAACGCACAGCCGGACATGGCTAACATCAGCCGCAAAAAAGCGAACGTTATGCGCCCGGTGGAGTACCAGAACGGCGAAGCATTCACTATCCGTAACGTACGGGTTATGCCTGAATCCATTCCGGCTGGCTTTAAAGCACTGGCTGACATGAGTCCGTTTGAATCCCTGCTGATTGTGGATTTGGGCGGAACCACGCTGGATGTGGCAAAGGTTCAGGGGCAACTGGCAGGTATCAGCCAGGTGTTTTGCGATCCACACGTAGGCGTTTCCCTGATGGCCGATGCCGTACTGTCGGTGATGGCCACTAACGGTATGCGTACCAGTCACCACATCGCCAATACCATTATCGAACATCGCCATGATGAAGCCTGGCTGCGCCAGCACATCCACAATGACGCGCATTACGACAGCCTGATGGCGGTTATTCGTGAAAAGGAAGAAACACTGAAACAACGCGTGATCCGCGCGCTGGCGGGTTTTTCGGGTTACGGGCGGGTGATGGTTGTCGGTGGCGGGGCGGAGATTGTGGCACCCGCTATCCGCGAAGCCTGCGGAGTTAATGCGACTTTCATCGCGGACGGGGTGCCACAGTTTGCTCTGGTTAATGGGCTGTACGCAATGGACAAGGAGTAAACCAATGACGACACCAACCAGACGGATAAGTTTCTATCTGAAGCCCGTCGCCGTCAAGAACGAAGGCGAAGCATGTGCCTGGCTGGACAGCCTTACACCAGAAGCCCGCAAAAGCGGCCAACGCGTGGCTTTTCTGGCCGGGCTGGCACTTCTGAAAATGAATCCAGCAGAGGCTTACCGACTGGCTGCATGGGCTGACGATGAGGCGTTATCGGTGACACAAACCAGGACAGAACGCCCCGTGTCACAGCCAGTACCAACCACACAGATAACCAGTCAGATGGCAGGGAATATCCGGGCATTATTTCCTGAATGACGAATTTGACGGCTTTTAATTTTATCGGGGTGCACTGTCGCCCCGCGCGAGGAAAACACGATGAAAAAATACGAATACATGCTAATGAAAGAAGCACTGCGGGCTGGTCTGGCTCCCTGTCCTGTATCCGTAGAAGCTGTTGTTGGGAACACGATTTTCCGAACGCTGCGAAATCGCGTATCCGTGAAGATGATTCACCAACCACCCAAATCTACCAGCATGATCTATCTGCCGCTGCCCGAGGCTATCAAACTTATGCGTTCGCTGAAATTTGCGATTTGGATGCAGACACAACTCAACAAAGCGGTGCAAAACACCTTCGTTAAGAAACTGATGCCGGAGCTTGCTGCCAGATGTGCAAAATGTACCAGACCCGCACTTCAATTTGATCTGTCATTGATTCAACAAGCTACGGAGGCAGAACTGTACCGCCTGTCACCTCTCCATGATGCTCACACGGAAGCCTCAGAAATGTTCCGGCTCATGTTTCAATTTAATTTTGCCGTTCGACGCACACGCGTTCAGGTCAATCGCATGATGCAGGCGCAGGAAGAGCTGGCGCAACACAAAGGAGGCAACCAGTGAGCAAGATTGACTATCAGGCATTACGCGAACGTTATTCACCTGCGCCAGTACCGAAATGCCCTATTTGCGGCGAGGAAATGTCAATTCAGCGAATATCTGGAGCACAGGTTGTTTATGCCTGCTCCGGTTATGGTGATGATGGAGATTTCAAAATTGGCCGAACTCTTGCCGACGAACATTATGAAAAATCACGCGTAACAGTGTTGGATGTCGGGGATCCTGAAGTATTGGCGCTACTTGATTGGCTGGAAACCAAAGACAACCGAATCGCTGAACTGGAAAAAATCGCCACTGACTATGCACTTAAATTCCAGAAAGCACAGGACGCA